CCAATCTAGCAACATTAACTCTATCCAATGCACTTTCTGCAGGACTTAATGTTTTCTGACCGAAAACAATTAAACCTTGTCCTGGGAAGTTAACGATTGGATTAACTTTGTTTGCATAAAGTGTGTCTCTTTCACCTTGGTTCAATGCTACTGCTACAAATTCGTTTTCATCGTCAATGTAGCCTACATTAGTTGCATTGGAAACAACACCTCTTGTTAAACCTGCTGGTGCAAACCACGGAAATGCAACTTGGTCATTAACAGCATAAGTTCTAAGTGCAATATGACTTGGAGGAACAACAACTGTTGAACCATCGGTGTTTGTTGAATACCCTGATGGGTAGTAAACTGCCATTTTACTATCTTTAGTAATAAGGGCATCTTCACCGTTTTCACTTCCACCGGTTCCTGCCATATATGCAGTTACACCTGTTGGTGCTAATCTAAATGGTGTATCTATAACACAGAATGCAGTTTCTTTTCTATCTACACTCAATGCTAACATCTCGTCTGCACATTCTGGATAACCAGGAGATGCAATCAAGTTATATGTTAATGTTTCAGCTCTTAAGTTAGTTGCTACTAATGCCGCTTGCATCTTCTTAACAACTACTGCACGTTGAGCATTACGACCAAAATTACCTGCGCCGTTTGCTTTTGTACCACTTGCTGAACGCCATTTAAATGCACCCGCATTGGCCGCATTGTATTCTTTAACAACCAATCCTGAATGAATTAAGTTAACGGACAATGTACCTGCTGGGTATAATACTGGATCTGGAGCATTACTATCTACACCAGTTGCGCCACCATTGTTAGTTTGGTCTGCCGCTGTTGATGTTAAGTCAGCAAATACAACACCATTTGGTGTGCTTTGATCTGTATTATCTCTAATTACCCATACATTGTTTGCATACTCTTTAATTAATGGAAAACTATCTAGGTCTGTTGTATCAATCCAAATATCTCCTCCTGCTGGAGCCGATGGTTCTTTTGTTCCAAATTTTGAAACTGCTTGTGGAACCCATCGTCCTGCAGATTGTTTATATAAGTCTAATGTAATGTTACCATCATACCACAATGTACCATCTGGATTTGTACCCGGTGCACCTGTGGAAGATGCAGATAATTCATTTGCACTAGGACCAGTTGTAATAGCCTGACTGGCTGCTGAAATTCCATCAAATGAGCGTAATGCAAAACTTGCTTCTTCTGGAATTACTCTAGCATAAATTGATCCGCTTGTAGGCATACCACCACCAAGTACTGAAGCACTTACACCGCCTGTTAAGGCTGTATCTGGTGTTCCACCCAATGTTACTGCTACAACTTTTCCTGCTTCAATTTCAGCACTTGCGGTTCTATTTGATACTCCACCACCACTAAGTGTGATTGTTGGAACGGCAACATAACCACTGCCTGGATCAACAATAGTAAACGATGCAATATCGGAAATATTGTTTGTTGCAGTTGCAGTAGCGCCTGTACCATTACCACCACTAACTGTAATGGTTGGTATATTTACATATCCTGTTCCGCCTGTTGTAACTGTAATACCACTTACAAAACTGTTAATAACAGCCGTTGCAGTTGCAGGAGTTGTTGGATTACCACCTGATACTGAAACTGTTGGAATGGATGTATAACCCGTTCCGCCAGCACCTATCGTAATGCTACTAAGAACAACATTAATACCGGCCGTTGCAGTTGCTTGTGAACTTGCACCGCCGCCACTTAATGTTACTGTTGGTGTTGCTGTAAAACCTGTTCCGGCATTAACAATCGTAAATCCTGTAACACTTGCACTAATTGTACCTGTTGCACTTGCTGGTACTGTTTGACCACCACCTGTGAAACTGATTGTTGGTGCACTCGTGTAACCTGAACCTTTATTATTAGGATCAACTGTTACACTTGATAATGGGCCTTTGATTGCGGCAATAACTTGAGCCGATACATCAGCACCACCACCTGTTAGTGTTACGGAAGGCGCACTCTGATAATTTGAGCCACCATTAAGAACTGAAACGCCAGTAACCTTACCATTAATTTTTGCTTCGGCAGTAGCATCATTATTGCCACCCAAAATACTAACCGAAATATTTCTAGCATCAGTATAACCTGAACCTGATTGTGATACTGTAATACTATCCAATACACCAGTAATTGTTGCGTAAGCACTTGCACTGGTATTACCAACCAACTGAACTGTTGGAGTTTGGTTGTATCCTGCGCCTGCTGCTGATACGTTAAATGAAGCAATAGCACCAATAATATTTGCAGTAGCCGCACCATCTGTAGTAAGGGTATCACTACCATGTCTTACAATTTGTACGGTTGGTACTGTTTGGTAATTATTACCTGGTGAACTTACTGTAATACTTGTCAATTCACCTTCATATGACGAACCTGCTACAACGCCTGCACCACCAGACGTATAAACAAAGCCAATTGCTGGTTTACCATCTTGGTATGTACCACCACTTGCATTATCAAGTTCAATTTTATATACAAAGTTATCACTTGTAATATTAAATGTAGCATAATTTGCTGGATTTGTATTACCACCATTATTAACATGTTCCATTGTAACATTTACGTTTGTATCTAATGCACCTGGACTTGTTAATAAGTTGTTAGCATCAATACTCGTGTCTGATGCAACAACTCGTCCACTACCAGTTGTTAATGTTTGGTTATTGGTTAATGATATACTTGTAATTGCACCATTAATATCAACGGTTGCTGTACCACTTGCTGTGGTATTAAGTTGTAAGTCTGGAGCGGCAACGGTTGCACTAGGTGCTTCACCATAGCCTGCGCCTGCTGTATCAACTATTATTGAACTTAAGAAACCATTTAATGTTCCAGTTACGGTAGCGTCTGTATCACCACCAACTCTTACTGGATCATCTGGTCTATCTGTATATGTTACCGCAAATGCTACTGGATGTTGATAACCTACATCGTTTGCTGGATCAACATCACCTTTATTTGTAACAACAATGTCTGTAATAGTACCACTTACTTCTGGTATTGCAGTTGCAAGTTGGAAATTATTATTTCCTGTACCACCTGTAATTACTGCGGCAATATTGTTTAATACTGTATTAGTATATGTTGGCAATGGATAACCTGAACCTTGAGCTGTAACTGTAACAGATAAAATACCATCTGTTAATGCAACTGTACTTGTTGGTGATTCAACTGCTGGTGTATAACCATCACTACCAGTATATGTCATAACAAGTGCATCAAGATTTGCTACATTTGTTGCACTTAATACCATGTTAGGTATACTAATATATTCAGCACCGCGGGCAAATCCATTATTTGCTTCGTCAAATACAATACCACTAATTGCCCTACTTAAATGGGCCGTTGCAGTTGCATTATCTGAACCACTAAGTAATGTACCGTTGATTGCTACTGTTGGGGCAACTGTCATTGCAGAACCTCTTGTAACAATATCAATACCAGTTACCTCGTCACCATTTGCTGAAACAACAACAATAGCAGGTCGTGCCGTATACGTTGTTGCTGAGTTTGGATCGGCAAGTACTATTGCTGAAACTGCATTATTTGCTACTGTCGCAGTTGCAATACCAGTATTAGTATTAACTGTAACTGACGGTGTTACACTATAATATTGTCCGGCTGCCGTAACTGCAATACTGTCTAAAATACCTTCAATTGCTGTCGTTGCGGCAAAACTTGAACCATTACCGCCTGTTAAAGAAATTGCTGGATTATCACTGTATCCTGTACCTGGGGTTGTTACATCAATTCCGACAACTGCACCTTCAAGTATTAAATCAAATTCTGCGGATTGGGCAGCACCACCATCGTTTGTAATTGTGATAGTTGGTGTTCTGTGGTAACCTGCACCTACATTATTAAGTACAACGGCTTTAATAACACCACCAACAACTGTTACACTATCAACAGTCATTTGTGTTCCGCCACCTTCATCTGGTGCGGAAATTGTAATTGTTGTACCTGCGCCGTACCCAGTACCGCCATCAGTAATTAATAAACCATTACTTGTTGTGTAACTCTCACCATTAACAAATGTTCCTGCTAATGCGGCACCATTAAGATTAACTTCACCAACTGCTTGTACTGTTCCAGCGCCACTACTTGGACCACTTGCATTTAAGTTTGCAATGTCTGGAGCACCTAATACCACTGTTGGTTCACTAGAAACGGCTGATGTTGTTCCTGAGTTACCTTGTGTTGTATGTGTATAATGTGAAGTAATTCTATATGCTGAACCACCATTACTTACAGTAACACCAGTAATTGCACCATTTAAGAATGCATTAGCGGTTGCACCTGCACCATAACCAAGTCTTGCTGTAGCAGTTGGAACAACTGCACTTGTATCACCAGCATCAGCAGTGAATGCAACTGTAACGGGTTGATTATTGTCATAATTGCTACCGTTATTTGTTACTTCAACATGCTCTAATACGCCAGTAAATGTAACATCAGCATCACCTTGATATACTGCGCCACCGGCTTGACCGCCTGTGAACGAAACTGTAATTTCACTAGGAGTAATAGCATTTTTAAAACCATGTCCTAATGCTGAAAGAACTACATCATCTAAAACTTTTGTAAATGTTACTGTACCAGTAGCAGGAGTCGAACCACCTGAAACTTGAACTGTTACAGAACCACCTGTGTTATAACCTTTACCAGGATTTGTTACGTTAACGGCTTCAATGTATCTGTTAATTGAAACAGTTGAAGCAAAGTTTGTACCAGTTGCGTTAGCACCTGTTGCTGCTACTGCTACGTTATCTGGATCAATATATCCTGTTCCACCTACACCAATTGCGGCCGTTTCAATATCACCTTTAATAATTGCTGATGCTGCGGCACCAACTGATGGATTGTCCCCTTGAGCTGGAACAATCGTAATTGCTGGAGGAGAACTAAAACCACGTCCTCGTTGAGCCACATTAACTGCACTAACTGGACCTTGGACTGTTGCTGTTAAGGCGGATGGAACATTATCACCACCACCAGCACCAAATGCAACTGATCCTGTACCTGGATTAACTTCTAATTGTAAACTTGGAGCTCTTTGATAACCGGAACCACCAGTTGTAACTGTAACACCAGTAACTGTTCGCCCTAAATGAGCTTTTGCAGTAGCCGCGATTTCAGCAACACCACCCGCTGGTGGAGTAATTTCAACTGTTGGTAATGTTATTGCAAAACCACCACCACCATCTGTTACTGTAATTGCACCGATTGGAGCCTTAATAACTGTATTAACTGTAGCACCTGCGCCAATATTGTCGCCTGCACCACGAACAATCGTTACAGTTGGTTTAAATTCGTATGCACCTTTTGTATCGACTGTTACTGAATCTAAAACTGCATCAAGTTTTGCTTCAACAACTGCCGCACTAATAATTTCATCACCTAATGCTGGGTTGATAACAACTGTTGGAGGAGCAGTATAACCTGAACCTGCATCCTGCACAACAACTGATGCAACACCACCAACAATATTACCAGTTGCTACTGCGCCTGATCCTGCTGGACTTGTGATTGTAATAGTTGGCGCCGAGGCAAAGCCTGTGCCTTGACTTGTAATATCAAAAGAAATAATACCACCTTCTACGTTTGCTTGAGCACTTGCCGATTGGTTAGTACCAGCAAGAGTAACTGTTGGTGGATATTGATAATTTGTACCTGAATTTGGTCCTGATGCTCCAACTGTAACATCTACTGATGTTACTGCACCATTCAGTACTGCGGTTGCTTGTGCATGACTTGACGAGCCACCACCTGAAATAATAACTGAAGGTACACTGGAATATTCACCAGCGTCAACCAAATTGATTGCATTTAAATAACCGGAAATATTTGCGGTAACTGTTGCACCACTTGCACCAGCACCACCACCAGCAATAGAAACAGTCGGTGCGGATGTGTATCCTGCACCTGTAGTAATTAAGTTTACTGATGTTAGTGTACCGTCCATAATTGCTGTTGCTGTAGCATTATTATTTCCGCCAACAATGGATATTGTTGGTGTGCTGGCATAGCCTGATCCGCCTGTATCAACTGTAATTGATGAAACATTACCATCAATTGCGGCTGATGCGGCTCCGCCTGAACCACCACCACCTGTGATTGTAACAGTAGGAACGGCCGTATAACCCGATCCACCATTAACAACTGTAATGTTGGAAACAACTGCATTTAATACTGGTTCAACTTTTGCTTTTGTACCATTGCCAAATTCACCTGGAGATGCCGCTTCAGCATCTGACGCATAAAATTTAACATTTTGATCAGTATAACTGCCAGTACTTGCAGAGTATTTTTTAATGCTTAAATCAGTTCCGTTTAATGGAGATGTTGTTTTAAACCAAATATCCCCTGTTTGTGGAGAAGCAGGAACATTTGTATGTGGAAGGGCAAAAACATTGCCTGACATATTTGTTCTAGTAACTTTAACCCAACTATTATTTGATACTTTTTTGTAAACACTCATTGAGCTTAGTGTAACACCCGCTTGATCAATAGTTACAATAGCATAAGCACCTAATGTTCCAAATGTACCATCTGGATATGAGGTTAATCCTGTGCCATTAACATCAGTACTTTTAGGAAATAGTACTGTTTGTGCAACCCATGCGCCTGCTGAGTTAAGTTCGCTAATACCAACAACGGTATTAGTAGTATCGAACCATAAAGCACCAGATGCTGGTGCACCTGCTGGAGCAGTATTGCTGGCAGTCAATGCATCTAAATCTACATCTGCCCTAATAACTATTGCACGGTTTGCCGCACCTAAAAATGAATAAGCGGCTAAAAGCCCATATTCATTAACTTCTGAACCTTGTTGAACTGTCCCTGAAATTGTTTGAAACGAAGGACTTCCAAATGTGTTTGACAGTTCTCTTTGTGATGTAACAATATACGGTTTGTTAGCATTTGCCTTCGTTGTGCCTGATGCCGTTGCATCGCCAGCCGCATTCAATTTATCTTGGCCAGTCGCAACTACAATAAGTGGTACAGTTCCTCCACCTGCTGAAACGTAAAAACTTTCATCAGTTACGGATACTGCCACTCCTGGGGATACTAGTGTTGCCATTCCTTAAATCTCCAAATTAGATGGTAAGTCATAACGACTTATTTTCAGTATTTATTATAGCATGTGCTGAAACATGCTCTTATGGCAATGGTGTTATTTGGCGATAAATAGTAGAGACTGTCTTAGTTGGTCTAAGTTTCCAGTGTTTTGAATAATATGATCAAACTTTGAAGTAATAAGCCAATCATATTCAGATGGGTGGGCTCCTAAATTAACTAAAAATGCTTCCTTTTCAGCCAAAGTTTTATCTTCCATTGCTAAAAATTCTGCATACCATTTAGGATTTTCTCGTTGTACATGCCATATTTCTCCGTTTAAGTCTTGAATCAATTCAACTTCATTCTTAAAACGAACATCTGTTATGACAATTTGTTTGTTATTTTCAAGTAAATGTTCAACTTTTCGTTCAACACAAGCAAGCCAAATATCTCTATGAAAATGATTACGCATTACGTCTGTTCCAATATATTGTAATGCATATCTAGGTGTGAATTCCTCAATGCCTAATCGTTTACTCCACCAAGGATCTACTTTTTCTCTAAAGTGTCTACTTAAATCTGTATTACCTTCTAACATTGCTCGTGGCCAATTAAAAACTGCACTACAAGCATCTTTTAATGAATCAGCAAAGCTCACGGCAACATAATCCAAATCATCTATTAAGATTTGACCAACTGTATTTTTACCGGATCCAATAAATCCAACTATACCGATTACTTTTGATTTCATATTTCTGGAAATAGACATTCGTGAATAAATTTATGAACAGTCTCTTCACTGTCACAGAAATTTCCCATTACTCGTGGAGTGTGAGGGTTTTGCTTTTGATTATGGCAATACCAATTTTGAGCCTCTGTGTAATTACTTAAAGGCTCATCTGCAAATACTAAATTTTCATTTGTTTGTTCTAACTCAGACATATAGTATGCTAAGTTTTCTTGTGCAAGTTCAACAAAATTTATATAATCTGATTCATTTTTTGTTCTACTAACTGCAATCATACTAGGACTGAATATATTTTGTGCCCATTCTGGTAGCTCTCGTGTACTTGTCCATTCATATGGTTTTACTTTATGGGCAAACCAATTCATCATATAATGTTTGTCATCACCCGCTTTACTAAAGTCATGAAAAGCACCACTAACAATATTTTTACCAGCAATAACATCTACACCAAAAATTGGTGCTGGGTTATATACTTGCGGAAATATACATAAATGAAACATGTACAAATCATCTGTCTGTACTGCATCTAAATGAGCTCTACGATAAAAACTAGATTCAAATACATAATTTCGCCAAGGCCAGTCGTGGTAGTCATCAACTTCTTCACCAGTAAGTTTTAAATGACTGAGTAATGATTCTTCGCATTTAGCAAAGGCATCAAATATTTTTGTTGAACTCATTCCCGATATCTTCAAATAATGCACTAGCAAAATCAAAAACGATTTTTGCTTCATTGGCTACTTCTTCTTGAGGAAACTTATCTAGATAATCTCTAATAGCCTGTTTAAGTTCTTCTGCTGGTGTGTTGAATTTATAATAAAATCCTGTACCAGGTACTTTATCACCAAATATTTGTCCACCGCTTAAATCGCCCATATATCTAACATATACATGTCCAGCATGTTGAGCATTAGTTAATCCATTACTAACATGTTCAACATATCGTTGTATACTTGGATATAATTCAAATTCATTTGGTGTGAAAAATTCGATGTCTTGCATTATTGCTTTTGATCGACCAAGGCCTGTAATAGGAACGCCATAGTTCGATTCTAGCACATCATAAGCCGCATATTGATTAACCAAATATTTGTGGTAAACGTCATAATCAACCCTACCAGTTATCATTTGTTTTGCATACCAACTATGCTCTGCTTTTTGATGTTGTTCAAAGGTAAGTTCTTTAAGTGTTTTAGACATAAGAATTTCTTTGAGGTTTGTGTATTAGCCTATTAATACCCCAAGACCTTGATTGCCAGCCGTATATGTTTTGAGTTCTTCTTCTAAGGCTGTCATTTCGGTTTGGGCTTCTGTTTTGATAGCATCACCGTTAAGTGTTGTACCACCTTGTGGACCTGTAATTTGTCCAAATTTTGACCGTGCTTGACCTAACATCAGTTTGGCTTCTGCTAATGCCCATTGTCTTAGCCATGGTCCTGTATAAGTGTCTTTAACCAATATATCATCAGGCATATAGTTGTATACATGTAAGTATACCTCTGTATCACTTTTAATACGTCGATTAATTATAATTGTATGATTGTGCCGTCTATATTGAAATATGTACTCATAACCCAACATCTTACCTAATGACTCTACAAACCCTGAGTATAATTCAAAGGTTAATAGACCACTAGACCTTGCGTGATGTAACATGTACGTATTAAGATATCCTGCTTCAAAAGGTTCGAAGTTTGGACCGGTGTCCATTGACTGACCCGAACTGCGCCTGTAAATATCCCTAACATCGATAACGATATCCGGTAAAACATATTCATTTTGGTTTTCATTTAAATTTAAAACCATAAATGATTCTTCAACCGCAGAATCAGACCGTTGACGGAATTTATCTAAGGCTTTCTGAACACTAAGTTCATAGTGTTCAGGATCAAGCTCTACATCAACCATTCCTCCGCCAAGCATAAGTTCTACTTCTTTTGAAAGCTCTTGACGATTATTAGCCAATTGTTAATTCCTTAGTTGTCGTCTTTTTCTTCTTCTTCGTCCGAATCTTCTTCTTTAAGTTCGTCATCATCTGAATCTTCATCAGATGCTTCATCAACTTGCTCTTCGTCATCTTCTGTAACTTCTTCAGTTTCTTCGGTTACTTCTTCGTCCACTTCTTCAGTTACCTGACGGTCGATCTCAGCATTAACGAGATCCATAACTTGCTCTTTAATACCATCAAGATTGTATTGTGAAGAAAATGTATCAAATGCTTCGGTGACTTCACGTCTAACCTTTACACTTGTATCATCATTTTTCTCATCAAGCAAATCAATATAAGACCTTAAAAGTTCTCCTGACATAATTCAACTCCTAAAATTTATTCTATAATAATACACCCATTATGGATGCGTTATTCTATTTATAAGTTTTTACAATAATCCAATGCTGGTTCATTGCACCATTAAGTTTAATTGCTGTAGTTTTAACCTCATTCTCAAAAAACTTAAGAGCTTTTGCACGTGAAATAAGTACATTTTTCAGTTGCTCTTTGGGTTTTCTAAGTGTTTTTGCTACACTATTAATTTGATTATAGTTAAGAATTTTTTGTCCCTTAACGTCTAATCCTGAGTTATCATCAGCAATATATGCACCCAGTTTCCGTGTCTTTTTGTTATATACAAATGTTATTACTGATCCAACAATGTTTACAGGGCGTTCTGAAACAACATTAACAGTTACATCCTTATCTGCAAACTTCATCTTAGCCGCCTTTTTCTCAGCACTTACTGGCTTCTTTTTACGTGGCTGACGCTTTTGTCTACTCTCACCAATAATCATATCACAAGCATCAATGATGTCTTGTAAAAAGTTTGCATACCCATCAAGTTGTTTTTTGCTATAACATGAATATCCTTCAACAAGATCTTCATCTGTTTTCTTAATAGCACTATTAATTTCAAACAACTCTGCTTCGGTGTCCCTTTTAATGATACGTACATGAGCCTGATTTGCATCAGTCTCTCGCATAATATCCAAACAACTACGTTGTTGCATACCCATTACAAATGCGGTATTCTTTTCGAAGTAGTAATCTTTAAGTACTTCGAATTCAGCCGCAATCTCACCACTTTGTTCTTTTACTCTATCATATATGGAAGGCGCCGCCTGTTTAACTTTTGCTTTTAGATCTTTTGTCTCTTTCTTAGCACTACCAATTACAAGCAAGTCTTTGATGTATTCATTAACATGTTCAATATATCGTTGCTCTAATCCGGCCCCCAATGTAATCATTCGTGCTACCCAACATTTAGTTGGCAAAAATTCTCTATCTGGAACGGCTTTAAGTTTACTAATTTCAGGTTTTTCAAGAGTTAAAATTTGTGAGGCGTAATCAATCAAATACTGTTTGGCAAGTTTTGGCGTACCAGTATAAGCATAATAATTAAGGGCATGTGCCATTTTGCTATGCACATCTGTTTCTTGCACCCCAGCATCTTCCCATTCTGGCTCATAACCAATATGTTGTGCATCAACATCTTCCTGGGTTTTACGCTTTTTCTTCTTAGGTGTTTGCTTTAGTAAGTTGCTTGTTTTTGCTCTAGCCATTATTTCTCCATTGAATGAAATTAATGAATTAACTTAACTTCAACTATTATACTACCTTTGACGAAAGAGTCAACCTTTTTATTGCTTATAAACACGTTGACTGTAATTACATCTTGAACATAATTGGCCTAAGCCTTCAATGTAACCCATTCTAGTGTCTACATGATCGCTTTTTTTAAACCGTGTTACTGCACCGCATACAACACAATCATCGTACTCGTTGGAATCGGTGTCTTCTATAGTAGATTGTTCCATGTAACTTCCTTATGCATCTACATTAAACAGATCCTCGCCCCATTCTCTGTGTCCTTCACGCCAAGCCATATTAGTTTGTGTTTCACGTACTTCTACTCTAAAACACCAAAGTCTTTCTGCTTCACCCGGACCCCACATATCAGGAATGAATACTCCGTTTACATATTTGTATAATTGATCTGCTAAACCTTCACAACCAAGTTTTGGCAAAACAGTAAGTCTAGCAATTCCTGCTTTTTCTAATTGTTTATAAAGATCCAAGTGTGGCTCATCTTCTGCTACCAATAATGTGTGATCGAACATGTCATCTAAAAAACTTTTAAGTTCTCCCATGCCACCATAATCAGCAACCCAATTTCTAACATCTAAATCATCTGTACCAAAAAAGAATCTCATACTAAAACTGTAACCATGAATAACATTACAATGGCTGTCTGCTTTCCATTGTCGATAAGCAACTGGAAACTTATCTATGTATTCTTTTGTGCTATTATATTTGTATGTTCTTGGTGATTTATCTGGTAAAGTTATTTTATCACTCATACTGGATCCTTTGTATTATGTAATCTTTCTTTTATAACTTGTTCAGTGCATATTATACCAAACATATTTGCAATCGATTCTTGTTCAGGAGTTAAGTTTTTGCCCCAGTCTTTTATAAACTCTTGCACAGGTACTGCTTCTCTAAGTCCATCCATCATACAACCACAAATTTCTTTTAAATCAGTTGGCCAAAGTTCACCGGATTTATATTGTGCATCTTCAAATGCTAAGTAACATCCATCAATAAATCCATATATTACACCGGATGGATATTTAGGTTTAAATATTGCACGACTTTTTTCTTCTGCTTGTGCTTTTTTAGTTACGAAAGAAAATCCATAACTGTCAGTTATTAAAGTCATACAGGTTATTGGTAAACCTATAGCCAATAATATTAATATTGCAATAATAATTTTTCCCATGTTGATTATCCTCAGTTTAATGTTACTTTTTTCTGAACAATCAAATCATCAAAAATGATCTCACATACTTTACTTGCTTTATTCTCTTCTAAAATGACGAAATCGCCTAATGCGTCTATTATAATATATCCACCATTATCGTTATAACGTCTTATTTCATATTCTTCGTGATGATCAATATGTTTAGAATGATTTAAAATTTCTTTGAATTTAGCAACTTTCATAGATATTTAGTTGTGTTCCAGTTGTTACTTAAACCGAAATCTACTGCATTTTTTTCTGTTTTCTTTTAACTCAACAAAAACCCTATCAATCCAACTGTCACCTTTGCTTTTTAAATAAATTGCTTGGAGTGTTTGGGCTTCAAATTCTTCACAACTCCTACTTGTTGAACGATCAATATTTGCCTCACGTTGAAAGTGATGAACTGTTTCATGTAATAGTTGTGAGAAAACAAACTGTTCTCTATAATGTGATTTTAACCCAATATATATAATTTTATCTCGAGCAATATAAACTGCGGTCGATCCTTTTACACAACCCGATCTACATTTGCTATCAACTTCAGTATATGGAAGAGTATATGCACCGTTT